AATGCTGTATAATTACAGCATGAGTCTGATTTTTGTTAATGGTACTTTTGATATTCTCCACCCAGGACATATTGAACTCCTAAACTACGCCAAGAGTTTAGGCAATCACCTCATGATCGGAATTGACTCTGACGAGCGTGTTACACAACTCAAAGGACCCGAACGTCCAATCAACAATCAACGCTATAGAGCATTTATGCTTAAAAATTTAAAGGCCGTTGACGAAGTTGTGATTTTTAATACTGACGTAGAACTTATCAATTTAGTTGCTGCCTGTGATATTATGGTCAAAGGCAGCGATTATATGGGCAAGCCTATTGTAGGCGAAGCAGTCTGCGACGAACTAATATTTTTTGACAAGTTACATGATTATTCAACAACCAAAATTATTCAAGATATTATTGCTAGGAGATGACTGTCACGACATTTACACTTATGGCTATGTAAATCGTATCAGTCCTGAAGCACCTGTTCCTGTTTTTGAACCACACTATACTATTCACAAAGATGGCATGGCTGGCAATGTGTGTAAGAATCTAGAAGCATTGGGGTGTACAGTTAACTTTCTACACGGCAAAACCAGCGAGAAGAATAGATTAATTGATGAACGCACCAAGCAACAATTATTGCGTATGGATAAAGATGCCAAGTGCGATCCAATCACGTTTGAAACCGCAATACTGCCCGGGTATGATGCTATTGTGATCAGTGACTACAACAAAGGCACAGTGACTTACGAATTGATAGAAGAGCTGGTTAAAGAAGTAAATGTGCCTGTCTTCGTTGACACAAAGAAAACAGACCTAGCAAGACTCTCAGGTTGCTATGTCAAGATCAATGCCCTAGAAAAAAGTCGAGCAACAAGTTTACCCGACTCAGAACATTTGATTGTCACACACGGCGGAGACGGTGCAGTATGGAATGGTTGGGTCTATTCCGCTGAAATTGTAGGTGATGTAACTGATGTATGCGGAGCAGGAGATACATTTTTAGCAGCACTAGTATATAAGTTTTTAGAAACAAAACACATGCCCGAGGCAATAAAGTTTGCTAACAAAGCAGCAGCAGTGACAGTACAACACGTGGGAGTGTATACTCCGAGATTAGAGGAAATAAAATGACACAAAGACTAACAGGTAAAGTTGATAAAGGGTGGGGCTACGAAATTATTTGGGCCACCACTGACCAGTATTGCGGAAAAATCTTAGTTTTTGAAAAGGCTGGAAATAAATTTTCTATGCACTTTCACAAAAACAAAGACGAAACATGGTTTGTAAATTCAGGCAAATTTAAGTTACGTTGGATTGATACTAAAGATGCTAAAATTTATGAACAAGAATTAAACGAAGGCGACACATGGCACAATCCTCCGCTACAGCCGCATCAATTAGAAGCGATGACGGACGGTGCTATGATATTCGAAGTGAGCACCGCAGACTCTGTTGAAGATAATCACAGACTAATTCCGGGAGATAGTCAAAAATGATTTATATTATCGACATTGACGGTACTATATGTTCTATGGAATTTGACAGCGACGGCAACGTCGATTATTCTAAGAGCAAGCCCTATATGGACAGAATTGCTAAACTCAATCAGATGTACGATGAGGGCCACGAAATCCATTACTACACTGCTAGAGGTAGTAGGTCGGGCATTGACAGGACTGAAATAACTCATAAACAGATGGAAGAGTGGGGTGCTAAATTTGACAGTCTTCAGCTAAAAAAGCCTCATTACGATTTGTGGATCGATGACAAATCAGTTCACCCGGATCAATTTTTCAAATGATTATAGTAACTGGCGGTGCTGGATTTATTGGATCTAACTTAATCAAAGAATTAAATCGTAGATCTATTACAAACATACTAGTTGTTGACAATGTCAACACAGATAACGAACACAACTTAAACAACTTGGTGTTTGCGGATCTAGTACCAACTAATAAATTTTACGGAAGTTTTGACAGTTGGCATAAAATAGATGCGGTGTTTCACGAAGGTGCTATTTCTTCTACAACAGAAACAAATCAAAATCTCATAGATCAGTATAACTTACAGCCAAGCTACTGGCTTATAGAAAAAGCAGATCAATATGGATTTAAGCTGTCGTATGCTAGTTCAGCATCAGTATACGGCGATGTTATGACATTTAAAGAAACACAGCCGTTAACTCCAAAGTCGTTGTATGCTATTGGTAAGATGCGAGTTGATCAATATGCTCAATCTATGTTGTTAGATAATCCTAACTGTATTATACAGGGGTGGAGATATTTCAATGTCTACGGCAATAACGAAACTCATAAAAAAGATCAAGCAAGTCCGATAACTAAATTTTGTTCGCAGGCAAAAACCACTGGCGAAATTAAAGTGTTTAAAGGCAGTGAAAATTTTCTTAGAGATTTCATCTGTGTTGACGATATTGTGAATATTAAATTATCAATTTTAGAAAAAGAATTTAAGGGAATTGTAAATCTAGGCACAGGTACTGCTAGATCTTTCTTGTCAATAGCAGAAGCTGTAGCGAAAAAATATTCTAGTCAAATTGTAGAAATTGATTTCCCACAAAATCTGTTGGCACAATATCAAAAATACACCTGTGCCAATACAGATACGTTGTCAACACTTGTTGGGGATTATAAATTTAAGACTATTGAGTCTTTTCTTTTAGATCAATAATCTTTTTTTCTAAAGAAACTCTTAGAGATTTTAGTCTATTTCTTGCTTCGATCTGTGTAGAAAAATTAGAAGAAATAAATTCAACGCTGGTATCCAACATATTTGCCTGAGAAAGAAATTGTTTATACATATTTTCTATCTCGGTATTTTTTGTCTCTTTTATTATTTCTTCGTATCTACGGCAATCGTTGATGAAATTTTTACTTTTGGTAATAGATAGTTTCATTGTGAATTCTCCATTAATAAAATTGTATCTATTTTAGTTTTAATAATTTTATTCGTTAATGTAGTTTTTAATCCAGTATGAAGACCTTTAGGCAGGGTATTAAGTGTAGTCCAACAAAATGTTTGATCATTAGATGGTACAAATTCCGAGTCTACTAAACAGATATAAGTTGAAAATTCAAACCCGCTGTCTTGACTAACGTATAGTTCAACTGGCACCAGCCTAGCATCCTTACCGCAGTATTCGTGGATTATAGCCTGGGCATCTTCAACAACTGAGTGGTCTCTAGCAAAGCTAGGCACAGTCCATTTGAGGTTTTCTAAGATCAATAAGACCCTAGAAGATTTTTTGGAAATAAAAAGAATACCGGCATGTTTCTGCATGCTAGTATGTATCATCCTTCTAGATCAAAGCTCCAATATCCGGCAGTGTATTCGCCTTCAAAAGATTTGAGCCATTGATCAGTTTCCCACTTATATTGAACACCTGTTTTAAGATTTTTAATATAGTATGGACTTACAGTTTGGGCCGCTGGATCAAAGATCACTGTCCACTGTGTTCCGCTCCATTCAATAATAGAATTAGCTGCGGCAACAAAGTCTGATCCGTCGGAATTCTTCCAAGCATCCGCACCGTCGGTGTTGTTTGTTGAACCAATATCATCTAAGATTAGATATTTTATACCAGCTACTCGTGTAGCTAGGGGATTAAATGTCTGTGGATTAATGATAGCATTAATGATTAAATCAGTTTGTGGTTCGGAATCAGTATCAAAATCTACCACAAGAAATTGTGAATCAACTTCGTTAACTGAGAAAGTTCCTATTAACTCGTAACCGCTTGGTTGTAAAAATCTAATACGACTAATTCCCGGACGATACTTGCCATACTGTGGAATTATTTTGTTCCAATCAATCACAGCACCTGTTTTCTTAGGAATATCTAATCCGCTTTCTACAATAGCTTCGTTAGGATCTAAGGCACTGACATAATACGATCCAGTTTCTACATCAGTAACTGTTTTAGATGACAGCATTAATACTCCAAAGTTTCCTGGCGTTGTAACCACTGAGGTTGTTTTAACATCTGTATTATCAATAGGACTGTTAAATGCCAGTTCAGATAATGGTTTCAATTGACCATCATCGTCAAACATGTTCATGATAATTTTTTGTACCACACCAAGTTTCTTAACTTTCACTGGCGGGCTAATATATATTGGCAATTCAAAATCTAATGTACAGATGTCAATGTCTGTTTCAGTGCCTTGAGGAATTGATCTAGAGCTAAAGTTAGATGCTGTTAGTTCAACAACACTTAAACTGGTCCAGTCGATGTAGTTGTCTGTGGTCTGTACTTCTAAACTTGGGTTGAATAAAACTAAAATTTGTTCAAGTAACTGTAATTTTTGATCAGTGTTAGAAGTCCAAATATCTGCTCGCATACTTAATTTAAATGGCGTTGGCATCAATCTTTCAACGGTATATCCGCCACCTTGAGTATTATCGTAAATTGGCTCACCGGTTTCATCGTCAAATGATTCGTATGACCTGCCACGCACACTAACCTTGCTGACAAAACTAGCATCAGCTAATCGAGATCGATCAAGCTCTAGGCCTGTAATATAGCAAGAAATTTTAGGCACACTGGCCATTTTATTCTCAGAGTTTTCCTTGATAATCTGAGCAACTTGTTTGGTTAGGTCGCCGTACATCACCGGCACTTGTTTCAACGCACCGTCATTGGATTGAAACTTAAAACCAATAAAGATTCTCATGAACTGTGTAACGTATCGTCTTATTTGACCATCATAGAAAAAATCCATTATTCATCTGCCTTTGGTTTTAGTGCTTTGCTCAAGCTCTGTTTTTCTTTAACTAGTTTACCGTCGATCATTCGTTCGTTGGTGTTGTTAATAAATGTTCCTTTCTGATTCTGTTTGATATCTCTACCTTCAAATCTTTCACCTGAATCAGTATCAGAAGTTCCTAGGTTGCTCATTGTCATGCGTACATTGTCTTCGTACTTGATCCAACGATTGCTGTTGAATCTAAACAGTCTCTTCGGAAAATAATCTGTACGTAGACAAAATTGACCTTCGACTGGATTTGTAGGAAAAGTAATACCGCTGGTAAACGGAGCACCGTTTGGTGTAACAGCATCTTCGTGATAATTCTGATATCCATCTTTAACCGGAGTAGCAATAATAACACTGGCATCCACACCAGACCCGTCATTGCTAGCTTCAATGGTGTCGAGGTCAGTAGTGACTAATTTTACATTGCCGTTTTCGTCAACAGGCACTGTATAATACATTGATGTGTCGTACCCGCTTCTAGGAGCATCTGCTTCTGCTTGATCCAATACTGCTTCAGTAATCCTCATCTCAGTATTGTAAGTACTCATGAGATCGCGGAGTGTAGTATTAGAATCTTCCCCGGTGTCATCTGCTAGGCCATCTAATATTTGTTTAAATTCTTGACTATCGACTAGCGGTGTACATTTAGCTCTATATAGATGTGGATACCATGTTGATGAAAATCCTTCGGCAGCACGAGTTACTTCTTCAATTACATAAAATCTACGTAGAGCAAATTTAAGATCATTAAGAGCATGATAGTCTTTAAGATGCGGCAGTTCAATAACATCGCCGCCAATTAGTTTTCTTCCTATTTTTTCCACGGTATCGTTAATATGGAATGTGATAAAAATTGTATCGTTTTGTAAAAATAATCCAAACTGCGATAGATTAAAATCTAAATCTTGTATGTTGTATACGCCTCTAAGAACAAACACATCTGGATCATATTTTCTATCTCTATTTTCTAAAAATAGCAGATCTTGGATGTGTAACTCTGGAATTCCGCCCGTGTAAACAGGAGTTGTGGGTGTGCTTGTACCAGGTGAAGAATCACCCGGCCCAACGTATTTGTGGACTAGAACGTCAGTGCCGCCCACTTGGAACATTTCCCAGATGTTTCTATCAATGAATTTAAAGTCATTGCCGCGTTCTGGTTTATAAAGGCTTAATCTTGGCATAGTCATATATTTACCGCTACGATAAATACTAGCATGAGCCAACTTGACCAAGAAAAACAAAAAGTCTTTGATTACTGCCGTCTAATGCTGGGCGATGGCATGATTGATGTTGAATTAGACCCGCAACACTATGAAACTGCGTTACAGCGTAGTTTAGCAGTGTTTCGTCAACGTGCTGATAATTCAGTAGAAGAATCGTTTGCTTTTTTGACATTGTCAGAAGATCAAAACGAATATATTTTACCGGACAACATACAAACAGTACGTGAAATTTATAGAAGATCTATAGGTTCACGCAGCGGTGGAGGAAACGGCGGCACTGTGTTTGAACCGTTTAATTTGGCCTATACAAACACCTATTTGTTATCATCAACTAACATGGGTGGATTATTAACCTATGAATTATTTGCTGGTTATCAAGAGCGTGTGGGTAAAATGTTTGGTAGTTTTATTCAATTTACCTGGCATGCTCAGAGTCATAAACTCACAA